TTTAGTGTAGATAATGGTATTTACTTTGAACAAAGTGGTATTAGTGGCGTATCAATTGTTAAGCGCGATTCAGTTACAGGTGATGTAAGAAATACAATTGTTAATCAAGAAGATTGGAATATTGATCGTCTTGATGGAACAGGTCGTTCTTCTATTACTTTGGATCCCACCAAGGCTCAGATCTTTTGGTCTGATATGGAATGGCTAGGCGTTGGTACCGTTAGAGCTGGTTTTATTATTAATGGTAAAAAAATTCATTGTCATTCTTTTCAGCATGCAAATCAAATTGAATCAACCTACATGACTACGGCATCATTGCCTATTCGTTATGAGATTGAAAACTTAGATACTACAACTGTAACTGGACAGATGAAACAAATCTGTTCTACTGTAATTTCAGAAGGTGGATATCAATTACAAGGTCAATCAAAAGCAATTGGTTTACATCCATCTCAACCAAAAGATTTGCCAACGACGGGTGATCTTCATTCTATTATCTCATTGCGTCTTAAGTCTGCTAGACCAGATGCTGTTGTAGTACTTAATCATTTATCTCTTGCTGGTATTACCAACAACGTAAACTATCGTTATCATATTGAAAGAGCTGGTACTTCTCTTGGTGGTACTTGGGTATCTGCTGGTGATGATTCTTCTGTTGAATACAACATCACTGCAACTGGATACACAGAAGGTGAAAATTTATTAGAAGGCTATGCAGCTGGTTCCAACCAGGGAAATGTTGTAGTTGATATTCCACAAAGTGAAGTCTTTAAATATCAGTTATGCAGAGATTCAGAAGCTGGTACAATGTATGAATTAACTCTTGCAGCAGAATCAAATACTGCTGGTGCTGATATACTAGCTACAATTACCTGGGAAGAAGTTTGATGTACATACCTTATTTGGAAAAAGCTCGTAAATATAAAAAGCAAAAGTCAAAAGACTAAGTTATATTTAACGTAGTTTTTTAAATAAAGTGCCTTCATATCTTCATCTTGCTTATCGACGCAATGCACGGGCAGCAGCAAAAAACTTTGCTGTTACTAAAGCTAGCGATACAAAAGCAGTTGAAAAAGCACGATCTGATTTTGGTTTTTTCTGTGAATATGTAGCTAATAAACCTCCAGCAGCACACCATAAAGAATGGCATCGGCATTTTGTTACAAATGAAGACAGTACATGTCTTAAAGCAATAGCTGGACCAAACATTGACTTGTTAGGCCCCAGGGGCTCTGCAAAATCAACTGTACTTGGCTTGTTTACTGCTTGGGCTATAGGAATTCATACGACTGCAAAGATGCCATTGCAGATTCTATATCTTTCTTATACGGTCGAAATTGCGCGGCCAAAATCAGCTGCTATCAAAAGAATTATTGAAAGCCGTAAATATCAAGAAGTTTTTCCAAAAGTTCGTTTACTAAAAAATGTAACCAGTAATGAATACTGGTCAATCGATCACAAATTCGCAGGTATTGATACGGTTGGTGATGAAATGTTTACTCTTTGTGCAGCTGGCCTTAAAGGTTCAGTGACTTCAAAGCGTTCTCATCTTGTTATTATTGATGACTGCATTAAAAGTGCTTCTGATATTGCTAATCCAGATATTAGAAAATCAATGGACGATAACTGGAATGCAGTTATTGCGCCAACTATGTTTGAAGGCGGTAGAGCAATTTGTTTAGGAACTAGATTTAGGCATGATGATATTCATGCAACTACATTTAACGAACAAAACAATTGGAGGCAAATTGTTTTATCTGCCATTGGAACAGATCCCAAAACGGGAGAAGAGATTTCTTATTGGCCTGAAATGTGGTCATTGGATTATTTAAAAGAAAAAAAACGACAAGCTCCTGTTGCTTTTTCTTTTCAATACATGAATCAAATTGTCAGAGTTGGAGAATTATCTCTTGCTCCTGAGCTAATTGTAAAAGCTGAAATTGCAACAGAATTTGATACATTAGGCGTGGGCATTGACTTGTCAGCCGGTATGAAAGAAAAAAATGATTACACAGTAATGGTTTTAGGTGGAAGAATTGATGATCGTATTCATATTATTGATTATCGAAGACTAAGGGTGATGGGTAATATTGATAAATTAAATGCTTTAAAAGAACTATTAAATGATTGGTCAATTATTGGTTTAGATGAAAATCAAAATTATTATCCAACTTATTCTAATTGTGATATTTGGTCAGAAGCTGTGCAGTATCAAGCTTCCTTAGAAGCTGATTTTAAAAGAATCTGTTTAAATGATGAAGGACTTTATAATCTTATTTGGCATCCAGTTAAAGGTTTCCGCGCTGATAAACTAGCAAGATTTAGAGGAATTATAGGAATGTTTGAAGAAAGAAAAATTATTTTCAATAGATTTAGAAATTTTACACATCTTTTTGAAGAGCTTACTAATTTTGGTGTTAGCAGCCATGACGATTGCGTGGATGCTTTGGTTTGGTTAGTTAATGGCTTGTCTAGAAAAGGAAAATTGCATTTGGATTATTGAGTATAAAATAAAAAAAGAAAACACGTTAAAAATCCTCGTGGGACCAGATATTTTATTTTTGATTGTAGGTATAGCAGTACCTGTAATCACAGGAAGTGGCTGGGGCGCTAGTAAATTATTAAATAATTTTTATTTACGTATCGAAAGACTAAGAAAACGAATAGATGATTTAGATGATCATATTAATTCCATGTACCATAAAATGCCAATAGAGTATGTTTTAAAAGTAGATTTCATAAGAGAAATACAACAAATGCAAGATAATTTTAAACAAGTTAACATGAAACTTGATAAACTAATTGAAAAACTGTAGAAAAATGCATGTCTTAGAAGTTCTTGAAGATGAAAACGGGATGTGTTATTTACAATTTCCCGACGATTTACTTGAGTATTTAAATTGGTTAGAAGGAGATGTATTAGATTGCAAAATCAAAGAAGGAGGATTTTATATAACAAAAGTAAATGATCCCTGTGGCTACGAAGTGATTGATGAATAGATAATAATTTCCCTGCGGGGCTTACTAGCTGCGCTAGTGGCACCAGCTTCCTGGTGCATAAGTTATAATAAATTATCATGTAAAATAATAAAAAAGAAAAAATGGCTAACTACTTTGCAGGAATGCTTAATGTTCCCGGTGCTCCTGGGGGGAGTGAAGTAGCGCAAGCTCAAAACCCATTATTAGATCCTAGATTTATAATTCCAGGTGGTCAGACTCCATATAATCAACCCTTTTTACCATTTGATAAAACTCCTCAAGAGTTAGACAAACAAATGTATATGATTGTTCCGCCTGCAACAGCAAGTTTTGGTTTACCAGGAGGTGTAGGCAATATGGCTGGCATGATGGCCAGTGTTTCAAATCCATTTGATGGTCCAGATGACAAGTCACCTGAACCGTCACAAAACAAAACAAAAAATGCTCCTGTTCGATTTAATCCTAACGATTTAAAATTACCTATTTTTTGGGATGAAAGTATAGATCCGTTTACCAGAGAGAAAATGCGTGATCAATTGATTTTATTCAGTCCCAAGTCGGGTGTAAGTTAAATGAAGAAAAAAAAATTAGTTAAGCAAGCACTTAAACATCCAGAACTTTTTAGTGATGCTGAACTTATTTACTTTGATAAGTGGTTACAAGTTAAAAAACAATTGAAAAAAAATGGCACAAGACGACTCCAAATACACAAAGCCAGCGCTTCGTGAACGAATTAAAAAACGAATTACAGAAGGATCCAAAGGTGGTAAGCCTGGCCAGTGGTCTGCACGTAAAGCGCAGCTAGTCGCGTCAGAATATAAAAAAGCCGGTGGCGGTTACAAAGGGGGAGAAGGGAAAAAACAAAAGTCATTAAAAAAATGGGGCAAAGAAGATTGGCAGACTAGAGAAGAATATGAGAAAGGAAAGAAAGCAGCTACAGCAGCTAAAAAGTACAAGGAAAAAAACTAATGCCTATTTTTAATATTTTAAAACCAGCTCAAACATTTCAAGGGCTTGCAGGAAAATTTCAAAACGCTCTTACAGGAGTGGCTGCGCAAGGTATGAACCAATTGCCAGACCGTTTTAATTTATTTATGCGTTACATTACAGGAGTTGGAAATAGAGATTTACAATTAGATCGCAGTACAGAACGTTCTCTTATAAGGGCTACTGAAAAACCTCCAACATACGAAAAACAAGTACCGGTTTGGGAGGACGAAAGAGCAGCATTAAGAGGAGATCCATTTAAACTGGAAAATGTAAAATCCCCCGCTCAAGGTCCTGGCATACCTACTTCTGGGCCAGTAAATCCTTATAACCAATTTGCAGATAAAGATGTAACTAACACTTTAGGCAGGTTTAATGCAGAAGTTACTCCTACAACTGTTAGGGTAACAGATACGTACGATATGGTTAATGAAGCAGAAGACCCTGATTTAGTAAGTGGAAAATTTCAACCTGATAAAGCTTTTAATTTATTAAAATCAACTTTTATACCGGGCTATAGTTTTAATCGTGAAACAGGAGCAATAAGAGATAATCGTGAGTTTTTACCGCCTGATAAACAAGGACTAAAAGGCATAATAGATCAACTTCAATATAAAGGTCAAAGTGGAACTTTTAATCCTATGTCGGATGTTGCAAGATCTTTAATGTATGCACTGCCTATGAAATTTAGTCCTTATCAAATTGATCTCACATTTAAAAGATAATGGCAGACAAAGCAATTGAAAAAGGAAGAACAGAACGTTACTTGCCCAAAGCAGCTTGGGCAAAACTTTCACCAGAAGAACGCAAAGAAACTGACGACAAGAAAAAAAAAGCTAGTCGCAAAGGGAAACAATTTGTTGCTAATACAGAAAAAGCAAAAAAAGCAAGCAAAGCTGCTAGAATGTATAAAACAAAATAGACAATAAAGTGGACGCAAAAAACAGATTACAAGAAATTGTTAACGCTTATCTTGAAAAAGATGGTGGCGACAATATAGATACAGGTATTGTTGCGTCTCATATCGCTCAAATGAAATTATTTGGCATCCGTCAGGGTGTTGAATTTTTTCCAAGTCAAGATAATTTTGGAAACCAAAGAAAAGACTTTTTAGATCGTGTTGCAAAATACAACAAGCTAGACACAAGGCTAGATTCTATTTGGGAATATTTTTTATGTGACGGACAAGGCATCTTTTATATTAGGCCAACAGAAAAAAATTATCGTTTATATTATTTTAGAAAACATGAGTACCGTTCTTACTACGGAACGGACGGAGAGCTTGATGAAGTTGTAATCATTTATAGCTATAAAGTAAAAGAAGGCACTGGTTTTAATCAAAATGTAAATATATCTGAAATATCAGGTGCAAATTATTTAAATGCACAAGGAGCTAAAAAATATATTCGTTTGACTATTAAAGCTAATGAAATAGAAGAATTGCATAGTGATGGAGAATTGTCTTTTGATATGCCAGTTACTGCTGCGCCAGGGCAAACCAAAGTTTTTAAAAACACATTAGGTTTTATTCCTTGTGTTGAAATTTTAAACAATCCTAAAGGTTTTTCTAATGAAGGTGTAGGAGAGTTTGATGCATTAGCTAACCACATCATTATTCATGATGAAATGGTTAAGACGATGCGAAAAAATGTTCAGTTTTTTGGTAATCCTACTTTACTTTCTTCTAGGCCAAAAACAGATTTAATAGAATCTGGTTCTGATGGTGGTGCAGTTCAAAGACCATCTATTGCAGCTAATTCAGGTTTTAGTGGTCTAGGTCCTTTAAGCCAATCTAAATTTAAAGCTGATCCTATTTATAGAGGTGGTGTAGATGGACAAATTCGTGTTCCTAGAGTTATTGCTAATTTAGAACCCAATGATCGAGTTGGCTATATTGTTCCTGATGCAATTACAGGTGATCAAAATGTATTTGCTAGACAATATCGAGAAGAAATTAGAACATCTTTAGGCGGCGTAGACGAGTTATCAATTTCTGCAAGTGTAACAGCAACTGAATATAAATCTATATTTGGTCGAGTTGCTGCAACCGCTAAGAAAAAATCAAATGCTATTTATGAGCATGGTCTTTGCCGTTGTTTAGAATTAATTATTTTTCAAGAAGAAAAATTATTTAGAGACACCCTTGCTGCTGCTGTCGGAATTGAAAAACCAATTGATTTGCCGCCCGATTCAAGTGAAGAAGCAAAAAGATTATATGCAGAAGCAATGCAAATGTTTAACGATAGAGTTGAACAAATTATGATTGCTTGTGTCAAGACACAACTGATTCCACCAGGAGTTAAAGGTTTAGTTCCTGATGGAGATGTTACAGTTTTATGGAGATGGCTTGGACCTGTCTACGAAGACACAACTCAAGATATTCTTAATAATTCAATCGTTGTTCGTAACTTACAAGAATTAGGTGTTGATAGTATTGAAGCACTGAAATACCTCTTTCCTGCTAAAACGGATGAGGAGCGGGCCGCGATGTTATCGGGGTTCCCATTCAGAATGGTGAACGAATTGCAGGGTGCTTACTCTGCATTTGCTCGCTTAGTAGGGGGAATGATGCAGACTCCCCACCCGCAGTCACCAGATCTTCCAATGGCTGCGGACCCCAGATTGGATTTAACACCATATCTGTATCGAACTCTAGAAGCGTTACAAAAGGAGATGAGTTATGCAGGACGCTACCGTCCAATCGATCCCACAGACGAGCCCGAGCGTGGCACCCAGCCAGTACGCCGCACCCGCCCCGCAGCAGGCTCCTCAGGGACCGATCAATTATCAAGTCGGAACGCAATATCCGCAGGCAGTACCCGCCCCAGCTCAGGCGGTTACCAGTTACCAATCCAGCCCTACTCAGTACGCCCCCCAATCCCAACCGGGCAGCAACAACCCCTGGGAATCGGCGTTCAACCGGGTGGTGGGGCTCCTGAGCAGTCCAGTCCAATCCCCATTCCAGGCAGCACCCTCAGCGCCGACAACGTACAGTCCGGCCAATTACGGAACCAGCAACCCAGGTACGCCGAGTTGGGCGACGCAGACCTCGCAAGCCAACCCGACATTCTCGCCCAGCTCTTCCCAAACCTCCTCGCCGGAGCACTTGGCGCAGGTCGCGGACTCGCTGAATCTGAGTCCAGAAAGCCGCCAGGTGGTAGAAGCGTACGGGGTCGAGGCCCCAGCGGTACTAAACCAGTACGCCCTCCAACTGGAAGAGATGGTAGACAGCGCCCTGGCATGGGGCCAAAAGGCAAACGAGGTACTAACTAATTGGGCTGCGTTTGGTGTTAACGAGCACGTTGAAAGTACTGCAAAAAGCATGCTTTTAAATCGTTACGCTCAGTTTGCAGTTAACGAGCACAGTGAAAATCTTGCTTATAACGAGATTTTAACCAATCCTGATACCCTCAGCGATTACACTTTAAAATTCTTCGGGCCTGAAGGTCCTTGCCCTGTGTATGAAAACGAGGGTGAATTAGAAACCCCCGGTTATCGTACCGCTCCTGTAAATACTGGAGAAATGGCGCAGTTCCCTGCTCCTCCCGCAGTTGCACAAAATGCTCCTCAACATCCCCAGAATTTCTGGAATACCTTTAGTGAGCAAATGACCAAAGATCCTCAGCAAGCCTGGAGAATTCTTAATCAAGCTCAGCCTAATACTGTTGCTAACAAATTGTTTGTAATGGAGTGAGGTTATGCGCGGCCTACTTAAATATGGTATTCCAGCTGCTGCAGGTATAGGTACAACGGGCTACGCTTTAATGCAAGGCGAAGATCTTGGTTCTGCACTTTTAGCGGGCGCAGCTGGCACATTAGGTGGCGCAGCCGGTTTACTTGGAGCCAGAAAACTTGCTGGTAAATACGCTCCTGCTCTACAAGATGCAAGAGAAAATGCAACTGAAAAAATTCTTCAAGGCGGAATAAGACTTGAAGATATGGTTGGAAATTTACCAGCAACTAGAGAAAAAGGCATTAGAGCAACAACTGGCAGGGCATTAGCTAATCAAGCAGTTAATGTTGCTAATCAAATTGCTCAAATGAATTTAGGTGAAAGAGCAGTTGGCAAAGGTATTGCAGGCATGGCAGTTCCGGCATCAGCACTTGTTGCTGGTTTAGGAGGTGTCGCTGCAGGTGCTATTCCAGGTTCATTAGGTGTACCTGGATTCCAACAGTCTATTGATCCTGAAAATTACGGTTCAAGTAACACTATGGGTGCAAGAGCTGCCCAAACAACGCTAGGCTATTACTAAAATTAATGCCTGGTAAAATTTCAATAGATATAGACACAACGGTCTTAATCTTTTGATCAATTACACACACTGAGACACTGGAGGATAAACTAAAGTGTTCATTGATAACGATTTCCCCAAAATTCTAGGTGCGGAGCTATATCGTCCCCACCCGGCTTATATCTGTGAAATGGCCGTTGAGCCGGTTGTGGTTCACGACTTCTCACGTCAACCCGGTCAAACCGTTCAATTAGATCGCTACAAGTTCTGGGGTGCTCCCGGCACTAAAGATAGCCGTGAACGTATTGCTGACCAAACTATCGGTACTGCTAATAGCCGTAACATTACTAAAGAAAAAGTCCTGGTTGTGCTGAAAGAGTACACCGGTCCTGCAGATCCGGGTGATCCCACTCAACCTTCGACTTTTAAAATTGCTCGTGAAACTCTGATTACCGCTCAGCGTCTGCTGCTGGACACCGGTAATCTGAATATGTTCCACCAGTCCATCGGTTCTCTGACACTGTTGGATGACTATCGTCGTTGGCGTGATCGCGTCTTCATTGACGAACTGGCCAAAGCCGAAGCCAATGGTGCTGCTTCAACCAGCCAAGGCGGTTACTATTTTGCTGGCGGCAAAACCAAAGATTCTTCCGGTCGTGTTTCTTACACTGCCACTGAATATGCTGCTCAAACCCAGCAGTTCTCTGTGCGCACTGACCTGCTGAATGTTGTTAAGGATCTGCGTAAGCGCAACGTTCCTACCTTCTCTGATGGTATGTATCGTTGCATCTGCGATCCCGTCTTTATGCTGCACCTGCGTCGCGATCCCGACTTCCGTGAGATTGCTCGTTATGCAGGCAATCCCGGCCAAGGCATGTACATGGGCGGCAACCCCATGATGCCTAACAACTCCAGCTTCTACATGGGTCCTCAGGCTGGCCAAGGTTATTTCCTGGCTGGCGAACCTGTGATGCCTACTGGTGTCCAATTTGAAGGTGTTAAATTCTTCGAATCTACCAACTTCCCGACCAAGAATATCACTGCTTCCTTCGATGAGGGCAGCACATATTCTTCCCAAGAAGTCGCCCAAGGTTTCTTCTTTGGTCCTCAATCGGTTGGCGTTGGCGTTGGCGGTCCTAATGCTCAGGTTCTCATCAACAATAACGATGACTTTAGCCGTTTCATCATCCTGATCTGGCAACTTTACGCTGGTTTTGAAATTCTAAATAAGGATTTCGTTACCACTGGTTTCAGCTTTGTGGCTGATGACGGCATACTTTGATTTTTAGTAAACCTTATATAGGAGACCATAAATGAGCTACCTGTCCACTAAAAGAATTTACCCTGGTAACTGGGTAGAAGCACTCAATGGTTGGTATAAAAACATTGATACCAACGATGACGGCACAAACAACGCTTCCAAGGGCGGCCCTACTTCCGTTTTAGCTACCCCTGGTTATCGTTACTATCAACAAAGAGGCTATGTTGAAGTAGCTGTTGCTTCAGGCAACGCTATTACAACTGGCGATGTAATCGTTCCTTCTCCTTATAGAAACGACGATACCCGTCCTGATATCACCGGTATGGTGATCTCTGGCAGCAGCACTCAACCTGCTTACGTTTACCGCACCGCAATCTCCGTAGCCCAAGGCTGGAATGATGGCCGTGTTTCTTCAGGTGTGTACGCAGCTACTGGTAACGTTATTTCTTTTGGTCGTGATTCCAGTGGCCCTACTGCTGCCTCTGGGGTTGGCGAGGGTGTGATTCAGGCTAACCTGACCTCTACTGTTTCTGGCGATGCTGCCACGAAGATTTTCTTCTCAGGTACTTCCCAAGCTTTCGGCACTCATCCTTTCCTGACCGCAACCGGTGCAACTGGTGTGGCCCCTGGCAAGGTTCATTACGAAGCAACTAATGCGACCACGATGAAAGTGTTTGCAAAAGGCACTGCCAATGCAACTACTACCTCCGGTGGTTTCTACATCTCTGATGCTGATTACAATGCAGGCTTAAAAGGTTATCTGCTTGTAGAAATCTGCTACATTGTTCCTGACAATGCACCGGATTACTCAGATCTTGAAGAATATTTAGCTAATCGAGTTGTATCCTGAAGTTAATTTGTTAGGTTAGAATATGGACCAGAACAAATCATTCTGGGTTCATGCTCTATCAACATATTAAAACAGGCGCTCGGGTTAGAGTTATTAGTGAGTTAGATGAAGGCGATTGGTTTCTGGTCGAAGACCAGGACGGTCGCCTTTCTCACGTTTATAAAACAGAATTAAAAGCAGATGAATCTGCAACAAAAAAAGTTAAAACGTTGCAAGTAAAAGATAAAGCTTCAAAAGAAGAACCAAGGAATTTTCCACCTGATGTACGTTTAAACATTAACGGCGCAACCGCTCAAATGATTGCAGATCATATTAAAGGGATTGGTCTTAAAACAGCAAAAGAAATTAAAGACTTACAAATGAGTTTGCAAGGAGAAAAATTTACAACTCTTGAACAATTAAAGCAAGTAAAACGAGTGGATTGGGAAGCTGTTTTTGCTGCTGATTTAGTAAGAGTATAATAATAAAACGGATGTCAGGAACTAGTGGAGTTATCAGAATTCGATAAAAGTAGAGTAAGGTATCACTTAGGATACTTTACTGTTTCTGTTCCAGCGGGCGATTATGCTCGTCTGGAAGAAGCAATGAACACTGTTCCTGATTCATTCTTTTACGATAAAATCACAATACAAATTAGTCGTTGTGATACAGCGGAGAAAAAAACAGAAGTTGCAACATCGCCATCAACAAGAATCGAAAGCATTCTAGGTGATGTTGACAGAACGATTAGATCTAGCAACGCTAAGGAAGCTTTAAAAGTTTGGGATGAAATTTATTTATACGAAACGAATCGTTTAGCACAAATTCTTTATGTACCAAACTATAAAGATCCTTTTCAGGCACGGTACAGATTTGATCGCTCTGGTGCTGAATTTATTCAAGCGTTACCCGGACCAGCTGATACTGCTGTTGGTTCTCGTTTGTACTTAAGAGACAATTTACGTTGAGGTTACCAGCTCATGCCTATTCCAATAACATTCTTAAGCAACCTTGCATCAAAAGGAATTACCAAGCTTGCACCTTACGGACTAGGTTTAGGAATCACTGATTTAGTGCCAAATAATATTGCTGCTTCTCAACAACGCAATCAATTACGTCAGCAAAATCCTGGTTTTCTTGGTCAAGCAAACGCTAATTTATATGGCTTAATACAAACATTAACTGGTGGTCCTTTTTCTCCTATTCCTTCAACGGTAAAAGCAGCTCAAGAAATTTACAGAACAAATCCTGTTCTTCCTGATCCTACCTCTGTTCCGCCCCAACTTCAATTGATGTCCGATGGTCGCTGGTTAGCTCCCAGTCACATGGTAGACACAGAGTTTCCTGGTCCTGGACGCCAACGTGCTCTGCAAAAAGCTCAAAAATCTGCACCACGACAAACTAATGAACCTGCTGATGGGATTCTGAAGACCATCGACCCTGTTTTATCTCCAGAAATTCCTGACTTTTTACAAAGTCAAACACCAGTAGTTGTTACTACTCCTGAAATTCCTGGTCAAGCCATAGGTAATATGGCAGGCACAGACCTATACAATGTAGCAAAACAAGCAGCTGTACAACTAGGAACACAACAAGATTTAGATGCAGTAACTAATTTAGGTTTAGCCCAGTGGAGAGCTAATTTCCCTGGACTTGCAGGTTCTCCATTATCTCCAGAAGCATTACAGAGAGATGTTCAACAAGAAGAATTAGCAATTAAAAGTCAAGATTTTATGAAAAAATATAAAAAACTTATGGAGGCAAATAAAAAATGAGTCAAGATAAATACATTACTTTTATTCAATCCCCAAGAGGACGAGCCCTTTTAAATACAATTCGTCACGCAGAAGGCACAAAAGGTGACAAAGGCTATCAAACTATATTTGGATATGATTATTTTAATGACTTTAGTAAACACCCTAATATTGTAAATCGTTCAAGTGGTTATGCTAGTGCAGCTGCAGGAGCATATCAATTTATGCCTAATACCTGGGGTATGGCACAAAAAGCATTGAATTTAAGTGACTTTGGTCCAAGAAATCAAGATATTGCAGCAAGTTATTTGATTGATAGAAGATATCCTATTAGCAAAATAATGGAAGGAGCATCTTTACAAGATGTTCTTCATGATCTTGCTCCTGAATGGGCTTCTTTGCCAACCAGAGAAGGCAAAAGTTTTTATGATCAACCTGTTAAATCCTTTGAAGAATTACAAAAAGTATATGATACCGAATTGGGAAATCCTCAAACAACTGTTTCCCCAAGTAATTATCAAACAAAACCTCAAGCAAAACCTACAGCTAAAAAAACATCTTTATCCCCTAATAAATTTTTACGTAACTTTTTAATGAATGCAATAAATGAAAATAATTTAATGAGACCTGTTATGCCTATAACACCTATGATCCCAAACTTTTTGCAAGACTTTAACCCATTAAGGTTTTTATCAAGATAAATAAGTTAAAATTGTTTTACTAAGGAAAATCAAAAGTGTCTTCTACATCTTCAAACAAACAGCCAGTATTTGTAGATCGTCCGTTGTTTGACTCTGTAAGAGTCACAACTCAGACAGTAGGATCTAAAGCTGGCGCAACTCTTTTTGTTCAAGGCGGACAAGCTCCATCTATCTTAGTTGATATGGACGCCAACTTAGAAGATGATAATAACAATGGTGGTGTTATAGATTCTATTTCAATTGTTAGAAACGAATTTTACAGTAAACCTGATTACACTGTAAATGCAACTACATCAGGAAATGTTTTATATTTAACCAGTGGGCAAAGCGTGTTTATTGAAGACGCAACTGTTATTACAGGCACAGCTGCAGCCAGTGGTTATGGTTATTATTTTTATACAGGTGCATCAGCTTTGACTGGTGTTAATACAGCAATTCACTATACAGGTGGTACGGCTGATGGTTTTGCTTACAGCGGTGTAGCTCATGGCTATATGCCTGCTGTTACATTTGTGTTCTATCAAACAAGAGGAACAACAACACCAGTTCCTGCAAGTGGTGATTATAAAGTTTTATTTGCAAAAACTGTTCCAGCAAATACAGATAAAGTTGATTGCTCAGATATTATGCCTCCGTTAGCCTCACCAATTCCTGCAGTTGGAAATACTACAGGATTAGGTGAAACTGCTCCTATGAGAAATAAAGGCATTTATTTAGAAAGAGGAGATCGTCTTTATGTGGGAGTTTTTGCAGATACTGTAAATATTTCAGGTTATACACAAGGAGCACACGTTTACGCCCAGGGCGGCCTATTTTAAAAATGCCTAAAAAGAGTGGAAGTTCTTTTGGTTCTTTTGACTCTTTTTCAAAAGCCGAAAAATTTAAACCACAAGAATTGAATGCTATAACGACTGAGTTTTCCAGGGGCTCAGTTCCAAACTCTATTGCAACAACAAATAGAGAATCTGCCTGGGCGCGTTGGCGTAGAGGTTATGAAATTGCAACAGCAGAAGTTTATAATTACGATATTACATATCCTTTTAGATATCAAATTCCTGATCCTTTAGCGCCTATACCAGTTAGTGGTATTTTTATGGCGCTTGAAAATAATAATGACGTTTTATTGTATGAAGATTTAGAATTCTTTGCTTTAGAAGATTCAGTAGGCCCTGGTACAGTAACAAATCCTGTTCCAATTATTTCAGGAGCTTTTGTTGGATTTCCAACAAAAAATAAAGAATTTGGAATACATTGGGCATTATGGCGTTATGCAGGATCTATTAGATGTGATCAATTTACAGATCCAAATACAGGAAAAAATTTATACGTTGAAAGTGTAACTGAAGATCAAAAATATTGGTATGTAAAATTAGCTGGCAATTGGGGACCAGATAATAAACTTCCAGCACCTTTCTTTATTGAAGTTGAAGGTCAACCTTCAGGTACTAAACCTGCAAATACTGAAATTTTTGAAGATCGGATTGTAGAAAAAAATGGAAAAATTATTGATAAAAATACCATTAATCCAGCAAATCAAAAAAGGTATGGTTATGTTCAAGCTATTGTTATTGACATAGCAGAAGAAACAGGCATTTTAACTTTTAAAAAAGCAGGCTCAATATATGTAACTCCTGATGCTGTTTTTGTAACACCTTCTCCTGTGCCATTTGAAACAGGTAGATTTTTAATAACAGGACCTAGATATAGTTGTACTTGTCAAGACTTTACTAGAAGAGATTATGCATTTTTAGAAACAACTGTTAGACAGAGTAATAAAAAATTATTTCCTAGAAATAAAATAGCAAGCGTTAAACCTGGCCGTGTTGATGTTGTTCAAAACAATGGCAATACAGATAACAGAGCAATGACAAAAGCAGATGTTAATAGAGGTTTAAAAATTACATATCCAGGAGGATTTAGTATTGATTATGAAGTTACAAACTTAACTCAAGAAAATAGATTAACACCTAGAGATAATCCCGGTGTATATGTAGACTTTGGTGCTACTTATCTGCGAAGTACAACAGACATATCAATTGCTGGTTCAAGGCCAGAAGGTTATCCAAAATTTGAAGATTATAAAACATCAGTAACAAAAACTGATTCCAGTGTTGTACGTCAAGATGAACTTATAGAATTAACTGATGTTTGGACACCGTTACTAGATGAAATGCGTTATTGCAAACATATTTATGCATTAAAATTTAAAGACTCTTTGTTCCCACCAGAGCCTTCTGATTTTCCAGTAGGTGTAATGAGTATGGTTGAATGGGAACAAAATTTAGTTTTAAAAACTGAAAAAGATGAAATGTCAGCATATAACATGTTGTTAAATCGAAGAGGTTTATCAAAAATGGATGTACCTCCATATAATTGTCAGTCTCCTATGCTATTTCCGATGATGCAAAAAATATTTAATATCGCTACAAATGATATTAAAATTGAAAATTTTACAATGTTTGATAAGAATAACCAAGAATATAGCCCTTAACACATAGTATATACTTATAAGTGAACGCATGACTGTGCTACTGGTGTCTGCGTTGCTAGTCTTTATGCAACTGAAGTTCGCTTTATGGTTTTATGACTCATCACGTTTCTCCTCCTGTTGATCAACGTATTGTTGATGATTATTTTAAACTTTGTAAAAGCAAAAAAAATAATAAATTAGCATGGTTCTACGGCATGTTAGCAACTTTTGGAGTAAAGCCTGATCAATTAAAACAATTCAAATGGAATGAAGACGGAACAATTAATATACCGTCTAGAAAAAAACCTGTTCGTCCTATGCATCCTCAATGGGTTTTCCTGTTTGGTTTAAAAGAAAAACAGCCTTCTAATATAGAAGACTGTTGGAATAATGCATGGCTTTTAATTTATCAAGCTATGGCATGCAAAGAAATTGAATGTAATATTATTGAATTATTAATTGCTTACAAAATACGTAAAGCATTTTATTCACCTAAGCGGCTGATGGAAAAGAAATTTGTTCGTTCGCCTGAGTTTTCTTCCAGTCATTCTTGACAGCATTTTTATTCCAAAGATAACTATCCCTAGAAAAAGTAATTTTATCGAAAGCAGCGTAGTGTGAACCAAGATTAAAAGTACCGTTATCTCTTAGTTTAAAAAGTTCTTTCTTGTCAATTTCAAGTTCTTTTGACATTTGATTGGCAGTGACCCAACCATGTGTTCTTGACATTGGAAAAACTTAGCGCATATATAAACTAAACGTATCAAAATAAAAGTCAACAGTACGTCTAGTTTCTTTTGTTAGATTTAGCACATATTAAAATAAGATAATGGCAGTTAAATACTATGTTCGCAACGGAGCATGATCCCCTTGCACTATTAGTTGAGATAACTCCAAAACTTGCGAAAAAACGATTCAGAGAAGAAATATACAAGTCCTGGAATCATTGTTGTGGATATTGCGGAGAACCAGCAACGTCATTGGACCACATAGTCCCACGTTTTAAATCTGGTTCTAGCAATCGTAACAATTTATTGCCCTCTTGCCAACGCTGTAACTCAAATAAAGGATCTCTTAGCATGATCGAGTGGTATAGCAAACAAAAATTCTTTAGTCAAGAAAAATTAAATAAAATTCAAGAATGGATAGAAAAAGAAGTAATTGATCTTTTTCAGTATACTAGTAATTATATAAATAAAAAAATAGGCGCATAATGGCACAAACACCTTCTATACCTTCTATTTATCGTGAAATTTTAAATTGGTTAAGTGATAACAATAAAATGGGATTAGTTGATCCCTATATGAGTGTAGGTAGTTTTAAATTATTTAATGAAGGTCCGTATACTCAAGAATGGATTAATCAATTACAAGATTTAGCAGAAGAAGCATTAGGTAGGCAATTAAATTCTAATGAAACAATTCAAATACAAGATTATTTTAAACAAAAATATGAGCCTTCAAATTGGAATCAATCTGTACCTTCAGGAGATGAAATAGGTGATGTGTCACCAGAAAATAAAATAGGACAAATTCCAACAGGAGATGAAATAGGTGATGCACCACAAACTGAACCTGGATTTGTGCCTGAACCCGAGCCTGAAACAGATTTAAATACAGAAGGAGATTTACCCCTGGATGAAACTACAATTGAATCAGATAGTACTACTACATTTAATAACATTCCTGCTGAGCTTTCTGCTCAAATGGAAAGATTATATGGCACAGATCCAACGGCTACAGTTACAAGTGAAGGAAAATTAGATCGCTGGGGTAACCCAGCAATGAATGATACAGAGTTAGAAGCCTGGATACAACAATATGTACCTAATTTTACAATGCCAGAAAATTTAAAAATAAGTTATGCAGGACCGCTTATAGAAAATATTAGAAAAAATAAATGGATGATTGACGAAACAAAGTATCCTTATGGAGCAAGTAACGATCTTTATTGGTTAAAAACACACAGAGCAAACGATAAAATTTGGGAAGAAGCAAATAAAAATCTACCTTCTTGGGGTTCAGAATTACCAGTTGATCAAAGAAATACTACAAATGTATTAGCTCCAGATGGACAAGTTTACCGTGGAACACAAGATAATAATGATAAATATTTAATATACAAAGATAAAAATGATGAAAAAATTAAAGCAGTAAAGATGTTTACAAAAAGTAATGATAACGGCCATTACGATTTAGCACAAGCGATTAAAAATGGCCTTGTAACACCAAGAGAAGATATAGAAAATATATATGAAGGGGATCGTCTTTATAGTGCCAAAGATTTTCCTAGATTAAATTCTATGGTAAGAACAAATGATAATCCAAATATTTTAAAGTTTGATGAATCTTTTGTTATTGATCCTGAACGTTTAGCAAGATCAATTGGAAGCAAAGTATCACAAGCTCCAGGATATGAACCTCCAACCGCTATATTAACGCCATATGATATTCAGTTTGCAGAGCATAAGAAAAATATGCAAACTGCAATTGATAATATGCGCAAAGAACAAGACAAAATATTTGGAACAGGAGGGTCAACATATAAAGAAAATCCAGATCATCCTTATTGGGATTTCATAGAACAGTTCCCTGGAGGAGAAATACCTGATGAATTTAAACCTGAATCTGATCCAGATGTTGTTGGAATTTTTTATGGTTATGATAAAGATACTAAAGAAGGATATTTAAAAACTAGAAGTCATAATACTACAACAGTAATTCCTAACACAAGTAGCTTGGCATTCCAGCAAAACGCCGCAATTAAAGAAGTAGAAAGAAGATTATTAAAATTAAAAGAAAAAGCAAAACAAGGTTACGATGTTCAATGGAAAGATATTGATTTTTGGATTTTTGATTTAGACAATCTTGTTTCATCAGCAGGTAACAATTATGTAAATAGTAGTATATTTGACAACTCAGCAAATTATTTTTCAGATCGACAAAAACGAGATATTTTACAAGCAGCACAATTATTTTGGGCTAATGAAATTATTCAACCTAATCAATGGCGAGATGATTTAGAAATTGATCCAATAAAATTTAAAACAGGAGAAGCAGTCGATACAGAATTTGATCCTGTTTTTTATAAAGCTGAATTGGCTTTATATGAACCAGATCAAATTTTTGCTGAATCAGGAAATGATTTATGGGAAGAAGCTTTAGAAACAGGTGATTGGGATACTGTATTTAGATTTACTCCATTACCTGCAACTCAAATGATTGCACTAATGGGAAGTGAAAATCCAGAAAGTCAACAATTAGCAGCAGAAATGTTAGCAGAAGGTCAAACTAATTATTGGAAAGCACATTATAGAAAATATGGATATTTAAATGGCATAAGAGGATATAAAGGCGACACTCCGGCAAATGTAGATAATTACAATCGAAATATTGCTCCAACAGATTATGAATATCAAATGCTTAGAAATTTATCTTTAGGTGCAGATACTTCAAGTTTATTAGAATCTGACCCTGACTTTGCAAACTCAGTAATTTCAGAATCTTTAATTAATAAAATAATAAGTAATCCCGACAGTTTAACCCAAATTTTAGAAGATTTGAATTTACCTCAAATTCCAGAAGATGAAGAAATTGATTTTGATCAATTAAAAACAATGCTATCTGAAGCTGTTGTTAATTTAGAAGAAAATGAAAAAAATATATATTTACTGGAAGCAGGTGATGATTACAGAGAAATAGAAGCATTAAAATATTTATCTCCAAATGAAATAAAAGAAAACAAAAAATTTGATCTTTTATTTAAAGATGCAAGAAATGAAACAATAAAACAATTAGAAACAATAAGAAGACGAGAACTAGAATTTGACACATTAAAAAATCTTGGCGGATTAAAAGAAGTATTTAATTTAGGTGAGATATTAGCAGATAATTTATTGGGAGATGGACTTGGAATGGTCATGGCTTTTGGAGGAGATACAAGTATTAATGATTTAAAAAGTAATTGGGCAGATAAATTTCAAGATTTATCGGGTATTTCAAATAATGTTACATACAATTGGCAAAAATGGTTTGATGAAACTTTAACAACTAAATATGCAGAAGTAGAAGCAGATAGATTTATTGAATCAATTAGATCTCAAGCTTTTGCAAATACACTACAAGAAGAACAAGAGTTAGCAAAGCAACGCTTACAAGGTTCGACTTTTATTAATGAATACACAGGAAACATATCAGACGAAATGTTAAACAAAGTAAATGAAAAAATATTAGAAACTATTGAAACAATAGAACAAGAAAGAGGTGACAGGGAAGGTTTATTGGATGAAGAAGATGATGTTTTATTTTCTCAAGAATTTATTGATCGTTTAAAAGAAAATGCAATTTTAAATACTGAAGAAAATTTATCTACTTATTTTAGTTCAACAGAAGGAAGTGTAATTAAAGATTATATAGATAAACAAAAAACACCATTTCAATCAGTTAATATTGAAATTTTAAGTAAACTTAAAAACATAGGAAATTCATTGATTGATTACAATAAAGAATATCCTTATTACACTTATGGAACAACAAAAAGGTACTGGAAAGAACCAAATGCTATATGGCGTTATAACCAAGATGGTGTAACAAAACGACCACATCAAGCAATAGTTGATGTTAGTGGATTTGAAAGTGCAAATGAACTTATTAATTTTTTACAACAAATTATTGATCAACCATACGAAATAAAATTAAACACTAGAAAAGATATTTTAGGTATCGATAGTAAAGATGATTGGGCAAAACATTTATACAAAAGAAATTATCGTAACTTAACCAGTGATCAAAAAAAAGAAGTAGATAAAAGTTGGAATAGTGAACTACAAATTTCAAATACAGATGAAACATTACAACAAACAGCACAAACTTTATTAGATGTCATAACAGGAGAAAAAACATTGCCGTCTAATGTGCAAGACTTTGACAGTATGTTTGGTAGTTTAAAATTAAATAAAATTAATAGTGCTAATACCGCATTAATAGATTATAGAAATAATCCATCACTAAGAACAGAAGAAGATTTAAATAATTCAAATTTATTACCATTAAATTTTTATAAAAATATTAATCAAGAAATAGAAGACGAAGAAGGAAATACTTATGTTTTAAATAAATCAGGATATACAGATGAAGAAGAACAAGAATTATTTGATATTAAATCAACATTTGATGGTTTATACAATACTTTGTACTCACAAGCAAAAAAAGGATTAAAGCTTAAAGACAGTGAAGGAGAAGAAATAAAAATAGAATATGATTTTGCAAATGAATTTATTAATACATATTTAAAACCCAGATTTGATTATTCAAAATCAATGGAAGAGTTTGTTAGTTATATGGACGTTGAAGAAGGAGAAGAAAATATATTTCAAACGATTAACCGTTTAGAAGAAGTTAAAATTGCTGCTTTTGAGTCGGCAAAAGAACAATTTCAAAATATAATAGAAGGTAAATATGATAAAGATTTTAATTCAAATTATTATTTGAATCCATATGATCATTTATACGCGCCTGTAAATTTAAATACTGAAGAAGAAATAAAAGCATGGCAAGAAAACAGACAAATAGAAAATATAAATCAAAAGAATTTAATTCAAGAAGATTTAGAACGAGCAATTAATGATCCAACTGGTTTAGTTGATCCTGATAACCCTTCTTTGGGAACATGGGTAGAAAATCTTTATTATTATGGTTATATTAATAAACTAGATGATACGACAATTGAAAATGCTATTAACGATTTAGATACTTTTGCAAGATTGCATTATCAATTAATTGGATCAAAAGGAATTAATGTAACTGACGAAGATGGTAACACAAGATTAGTAATGCTTTCAGCTTCTGAAAATCCACAAAACATATCAGCTACAATTTTACGAAACACTATTGCAGATAAAGCAGCATCAATTCCAACTGTTTTTAGTGAGTTTGTTTCACCTGATGATGCAATTAAATACTTATTAGGAGGAGTAAATCCAGAAGATAATCCTGAAGTTTGGAAAGATTTATTACAAAGTTTTGGTCTAGGAAATGATACAACTTTTGAAGAATTATCAGACTATGCAGCAGAAGTATTGAGAACAGCAGAAGCTGCTGAAATTAGAGAAACGATTGAATTATTAAATAAAAAAGAATTAAAACCAACGCAAGCTCGCCTTGGTGCTACTTATATTGAAAGAGATGAAGATAACACAGTTAACGAAGAAGACTTTACTGCAATTTATAAACTATTCCAAGACACAGGCTACCAGGGGACACAAAAAGAATTTTTTGATACTTTCTTAGAAGGTGAAAGTTTGGAAGACATGCAAGTTTTAGATAAAATTATTCAAGGAAAAATACCTGAATTTGAAATTGATTTGTCTGATCCATTTACATCATTGACATCTTTAGAAAATATATTTGATGATCCAATCGAAGAACAAGAAGATATCACAACAGACGAAGATAATTTGTTCGATTTTAAACTTGACGAAGACGAAGAAGACCAAGAAAACGATATCGAAAGTACTTTAGGAAACCTAGGGAACTTGTTTACCTGGAAATAGTAGGTATAATGAAAAGAGTTTTTTGATCCCATGAAAAAAGGCGGTGGTTACGTTGTAGGTTCTCCTAAAAAAACAAAACAAGGAAATGGTCAACATTCAAAACCAAAACACAATAAAAAATTAAAAAGAGGACAAGGATAGTAAGATGTAATTTTTAAAATAAACGATAAAATAGTTATAGAAAAAATGTAGTATTTCATGGATCATATCGAACCTACTGAACTAGAACTGCCATTGGAATTCAAATTTGCAATGCGCAAAGCTGAATTACATGCAGTAGATATGACGTGGGATCAGTTATACCATACTTTATTAAATCTTTATCATCAAAGATTAGTAGAAATTACAGCAATAAAAGATATTATGGCCAGTGAGGGTGTCAATATTGAATTTGACATCCCCACTGAGCTTGAATTAGAAGAACTTACTCATATGACACAAGAAAATGAAACAGAAGATGATGAAGATGATACACAACTCATCTAATTTGAATCAGCTTATCTAAATACCATTTAGCTTTTCTTAGAGACTCAGCACCACCTTTTGTTTTTTCACGCCACATATATTTAGCAATATTACCTTTTAAAAATCCCATAAATTCTTCGGGAGTTAACTGCGCTTCAATAGCGTCAATACATTCCATTTTTTCAGATTGATAATGAAGCGGATTGTTTACATTAATATCTGCATCTAATTTAATAGCAATAGGTGTTTCCCAGGGGTGTTCCCAGCTCTTTTTAATATCGTTTATTGATACCGTTTCAAAGCTAACAGGTGGATAAGTTTGAGAAATTACATTTTCCCCTGGCGCTGCATCGCAAGCATTTGTTCCCGAACAGGCATAGCCACTAAAGGTATAGTAGTTAGCGTTCTGGGCATTGGCATTGCACCCATTAAAACGCCCTGTTCCATACTCGGAATTGTTCCAGTTACACCCGGACGGCTGTCTTTCATTGGACATTGGTTTCCCTCTAAAGTTAAATTAATACGTTCCCGCCCTTGTTCAGTAAGAGCTAAACCCGTATTGTATTGATCATAGAGCGGAACATCATTTTCTTCATTATCTAAAGGTTGTCCAAAGTCACGCATAGTTAAAGCTCTACGTGTTAACTCATTACCATTTGCATTTAAATATCCATCTAAAAATAAATCAGCTTTCATTTTACTAAGATGTCTGTCGTTTACAATATTAACATGGCAAAAACATATCAACCAAAACAAGCTTTTTCGGGTAGAGTAAGACAAACTTACGACCCTAGAATTGATTCAGGAACATCAGGGGCTGAATCATCAGATTTAAATCCTGAACAAGCATATGATGTTGACTTAAGAAGAGTTGGCGGAGAAGAAGAAGGCGTTGCAGCTAAATTTGGAAATTTAAGAGGAGAAAGAAAACAAAATAGTGTAGCTAAGTTTTTAAGGGCAGCAAGAGCAGCTGGAAGAAGATTAAAAAGTCAAGCTATAAAAGAACCTACAAGTGCAAATGAAGGAACATCATTTGGACCTGTAGGATCAACAGCGTATGCGCAAAAACCAGAAAGATCTAGTTTTGGTAATTTTTTCTTTTAAACTTTACAAGTAACTACTTCTTTTGCCTGGTCTTGGTATTTGCCTTGGCGATTGTGATAAGTAGTATCACATGGGTTACCTTTATAAAACAACAATTGAATTATGCCTTCATTTGCATAAATTCTATTAAACAAAGGAGTAGCATTACTAATTTCTAAAGTAAGATGGCCACACCAACCTGCCTCTGCTGGTGTGATATTAGCAATGATACCTGTTCGTGCATAAGAACTTTTGCCCATTGCAACAACAGTGACATTATCTGGCAATTCTAAACGTTCTTCTGCTACACCTAAACAATAACCATAAGGTGGAATTAAAAAATATTCTCCACGTTCATCCTTTAAAAGTTCTACAGGACGCAAAATATCTTGATTGAAATTTTTAGGATCTGTCTCACCAACATCAATGCGTCCAAAAACAAGGCATTGAGAAGGAGAAAGCCTAATATCATAACCATAAGAACCTAAACCATAACTTAAAATTTTTCTGCCACCTTCTTCTCTAACGATTTTAGGAGTAAAAGGATTAATCATATTTTGATTAATAGCTAAATCAGAAATTTCTTTATCGCACAAAAGAGTCATTGATCTGTTCTCGGTTTAATTACTTTAACCGGTTTAATATAAAATGCGACCTTTTTCAGAATAAATATCTAAAAAATTTTGAGTGGCTTCTCCAGAATTATGTTTAGGCTGTAAATAAACAACTAATGAAGTAGACGTTCTGTGTTTTGTAATTCCTTTACTGGAATTTTTAATTAATTCAGGAGCTGTTCTTAAAATACAAACAGGAAAATCAAAAATTTTTTGTTCATATCTGATAATATCTGTACAATTTGTAAAAAAAATTGCCTGCTCTACTTTACCTTTTAACCATGAGCGATATAATTTTTGAAACCAAACTGAGTGAGAAGAATTAATAACAGTTGCATTGCAACGAGTCATACGCCATTTGTCTTTCTTTTTATCAAAAAAATATGTACCACTTGGAGGAAATAAATAACATTTGCCATACCATTCTTGTTCATTTAAACCATCATCCTGAGGACTAAAAAATTCTTTAGCCTGAACGTATTCATTAGCAACAGCTGAACTGGCAACATCTAAATCAATATCACCCATTAAAGCATGAGCTGATTGAACCAGGTCAGGACTGGTAATCAGCTCTTGATCTTCACGACGATAGTCTTTAGTTATTCCCATCCTCGGCTTTGTTATAATCTATTTCAAAATATCTTATACCTTCATTATCATTTATCAAGTAACCTGCTTTTTCATCTGGTTTAATTTTTGCAGCAGCTTCTAAAATACGTCTAAAACTTTCAGCTAAATCTCCATTATTTTCTCGTTCACAACTTTCTTTGGCGTCATGAAGTTCTTTTAAGGTCCAATAAAACATACTTCGTTCAGAGCTTTGTGGTTGAAATACCATTACCCCTGGGCCTTCGTTTTTCCAAAATTTTATATAAATATGACCCATATCATTTAAGATAAAACGCACAGTTGTATCGATCATCTGTGCTTCAGTTGGATCGTGTTTATTTTTCAAAAGAGTTGATAATAACTTTTCTTGTCTGTTCATTGTTTAAAAGACCTTGTTTTTTTAATGATTCTAAAAGCTTTGGCAGCGGTTTGTAAACACACACTAGTTTACCTATAACTCCTCGTTTTTTTATTAATTGACCTTTTTCATTTTTTAATTTGTCAAATTCTTTAGATCTAATTAAATATTCAGCAACACAACGCAATCTTCTTTTTAAAGCCAATTCAGCTTGTGGAAATTTACCACAAATTGTATCCGGGGTCATATCAGAAAAAGCTAGTCTTAATTGATTCGTCAAAGACATAGAAGAACTGCAGTCTTCTTCTTCGTATTCAACTAGATTTTTTAAATATCTTTGAAGACACAAACTATCAAACGAACCTGAAGGCGGGAAAAAAACTGAAACTTGCTCAAATAAACTTGGAGGAAGCATCTCAAAACTATTCTCAATTGTTACTTTTGAGATATCGATATTTTTTAATAAATTAGACATTACAGGCGAACCGTATTTTGAGGTTGGTACATACGTTTTTCTCTTAAATCAACAATTTCAGTTGATTTATTTTTAGCAAAACTTCTAATTAATTCGTTCCAAGGAATACGAATAACTGGTTTTGAATTGAAATTAGGGCAAACATTAACGTAATGAATGCCTTCTACCCATCCTTTGTCTTTGTGTGTTTTAGCTTTGGCGATCCAGTTTCGGATTGTTTGGTCTGATATATTTAATCTTTTTGCACATTCTTCTGTAGAAATATATTCATCTGCATAAGCTTCTGGATTCATTCGATCTGTTTCATCCGTTTTATACCTAGAATGCCACATTGATCCAAGAATTGTTTTTATTCCTTTTAATTCGTAAACCATATCTTCTAAAAATTTGTCTGTCATGTTTTTTGTTTTCTTTTATGCTAGCCTTAAAAAAATTAATTTCAAACATGGACTCTCAAATTCCGCCTAGTAACACAACTAATAATTTAACAGCAGAACAAATGAATGAAATAAATGCGCAATTTTCTTTTGAGCTGGAAAAATTAAAAGAAGCAAGAGCAAGGTTGCAACAAAAACCATTGATGCAACAACCTTTACCATTACAGCAACCGTTTCAACAACCTTTGCAACAAGCGCCTGTTGCAAGTCAAGAACCCAGAATTCAATATGTAAGAAGAAATTTAACAGTAGCAGAAATAATTGTTGTATTTGCATTGTCTTGTGGGCTTGTAATTGGCATACAAAATTTTTGGAATTTTGCAACTAATTTACCAAAAATAGAGATAAAATGGGAAGCTAGGTAGATTTAGGTGGGATTATAATTGATATACAAAAAGTTGATTTAAAATAGTGGCCAACCGTAAAATTTCAGATTTACCTTTAATTCTTGGTACTGATTTAAACGGTAATGATTTATTTACCGTTGTCCGAACCGACGAAGTAGATCCTACTATTAAAAATAAAAAATTAGAAGTATCAGGATTTATAAGTTATTTAAACACATTATATTTTCCTGCAACTGGCGGTACTATTAATGGTAATTTAACTGTTACTGGTACGATTAGTGGTAATACTGTTACAGGTAAAACAGCTGAATTTACAACAGGTATTTTTAGTACTTTAGTTACCAGTGGTACAACACATAGTGGAAATTTAAATGTTAGCGGAACATTAACAGTAAGAGAAAGTGGTTATTTTCTGTCAGGCGTAGAAATAAAAGGTACTCTGTCTGGTGCAACAGTTACTGGTACAAACGCTCAATTTACCAATATTACGGGAGCAACAATTGTCGGTACAACAACTGTATCTGGAGCAACGGTAACTGGTACGAATGCACAGTTTACTAATATTACAGGTGAAAATGTAATCGGAACAACTAGTGTATCTGGTGCAATTGTAACAGGTGATACAGGTAAATTTACAACTATAACTGGCACTACTATAATTGGAACTACTACAGTATCTGGCGCAACAGTTACTGGTAATACGGGTAATTTTGATATTTTAAATGCAAATACTGCTTATTTTGTTACAGGGATCATAAAAGAAAGATTAACTGTAACTGGTGATGCTTATTTTGTTGAAGATATTTGGGTTACAGGATCAGGAATTTTTAATTCAGGGCTATATGTTACAGGTGAGTCATCTGTTATTTCAGGCATAACAATAACAGGTCAAACAGGTAATTTTGGCACACTTAATGTTACTGGTTTTAACGTACCTAATCTTACAGTCACAGGAACAATCAGCGGTGCAATTATTACCGGTGATGTTGGGCGATTCACAACTTTAACAGGAAGCACAATTGTTGGCACAACTAGTGTGTCGGGTGCAACGATAACTGGTACTGATGCACAGTTTACAAATATTACAGGTAGTACGATTGTTGGCACAACTAGTATATCCGGTGCAACTGTTACAGGTACTGATGCTCAGTTTACAAATATTACAGGTAGTACGATTGTTGGAACCACTACGGTATCCGGTGCAACTGTTACAGGCACAAATGCTCAATTTACCAATATTACAGGTGGCACAATAGTCGGCACAACTAGTGTATCGGGTGCAACCGTAACCGGTACTGATGCTCAGTTTACTAATATTACAGGTGGCACAATAGTTGGCACAACTAGTATTTCAGGTGCAACAGTTACTGGTACTAATGCTCAATTTACTAATATTACAGGTGGCACAATAGTTGGCACAACTAGTATTTCAGGTGCAACAGTTACTGGTACTAATGCTCAATTTACTAATATTACAGGCAGTACGATTGTTGGCACGACTACTGTGTCAGGAGCAACCGTAACCGGTACTGATGCTCAGTTTACTAATATTACAGGCAGTACGATTGTTGGCACGACTACTGTATCTGGAGCAACTGTAACTGGTACAAATGCACAGTTTACAAATATCACAGGAACAACAATTGTTGGCACGACTACTGTATCAGGTGCAACCGTAACTGGTAATACAGGTAATTTTGGCACACTTACTGTTACTGGTTTTAATGTACCTAATTTAACTGTTACTGGAACGATTAGCGGTGCAATTATTACAGGTGATTCGGGTAGATTTACAACATTAACAGGAAGCACAATAGTTGGTACAACTACTGTGTCAGGAGCAACCGTAACCGGTACAAATGCTCAGTTTACAAATATTACTGGTGGCACAGTAGTTGGTACAACTAGTATTTCAGGTGCGACTGTAACTGGTACAAATGCACAGTTTACTAATATTACCGGCAGTACAATTGTCGGTACCACTACTGTATCTGGAGCAACTGTAACTGGTACAAATGCACAGTTTACAAATATTACAGGTGGCACGGTAGTTGGTACAACCACTGTGTCGGGTACAACTGTTACAGGTGCTACTGGTAATTTTACTGCATTGAATAGTGCAGGCAGTACTTTAAAAGGTACTACGACTATTACAGGATTAAATGGTTTACAAGAATTTAAAGATAATTCAGATAGTGATACTACTGAAGTTAGATTCTATCAAGGAAATAGTGCAAACTATGTTGGCTTTAGAGCACCAGTAACATTAGATGGTAGTAACACCACATTTAGATTGCCTAGTGGTGACGGTTCATCTGGTAATTTATTAACTACTGATGGTGCTGGCAGGTTAACTTGGTCAGTTGCAAGTGCTGAACAAGTTTACTCAACAGGTATTAATTCAACAGCACTTCCAGGAGAAGGAACTGTTTATGTTGTTTTAAAAGCAAATTCAACAGGAAGCGGTCTTGCTTATTCAACTGGTTCTTTATATTATACTGCTGCATCAAATTATTTAAACGCAGTTGGTTTAAGTGGAACAACTATTACTGGTAATACAAGTAACTTCGGAACAGGTAATTTTGTATTAGCTAAAAGCACTACTGTTTCAGGTACAACTGTAACTGGTACATATGCACAGTTTACTAATATTACAGGTGGCACGGTAGTTGGTACAACCACTGTGTCTGGGACAACCGTAACTGGCGGTAGTGGTAATTTTAATAATGCAACTATTGGAACTAATTTAACTTCAAATGGAGGCAGCACCCTTAAAAAAACTACGACTATTACAGGATTGTTTGGTTTACTACAATTTAAAGATAATGCAGATGGTGATAGTACTGAAGTTAGATTTTACCAAGGAAACAGTGCAAACTATGTTGCATTTAGAGCACCAACAACATTAGATGGTAGTAATACTACATTTAGATTACCTAGTGGTGATAGCACATCTGGTGATGTGTTAACGACTGACGGTGCAGGTAAATTAAGTTTTACTACTATTTCTGCAGGAGGTTCTAGTTTAAGTGGTATTACTGAAACAGGAAGAACACAATATGGTGCAAATCAAAACACTGTTTCAGAAACTGGTACTGTTATTATTGGCACAGCAGCTGGTAAAATATCTAATTTTTTTGGTCGAACTGTAATTTCATCTGGTGTATTAATTGGCCAAAATGTATGTTCAGGCACAACTGGATTTGCCAGCAATGAAGGAAAAAATGTCATTATAGGTTGCGAAGCAGCAACAGAATTATATGAACCAGAGCGTACTGTTATTATTGGTTTTGAAGGTGGCAAAGGCGGTGCTAATACTTATAGAACATCAGATGATTGCGTTCTTATTGGTTATCAAGCAGGTAAAGATGCAAACATATTTGGTTATACCACAAGCACTGACAAAGCTATTGTTATTGGATCTAAAGCTTGTAACTTGCATGCAGGTATTGCAAATGGTATTTATATAGGATCAGAGGCATGTTCTGGATTTATAACAAGTCATACTAACAATACAGTTATAGGATGGAGGGGTTTACGCAAAGCAGGAACTGCTGCTTATAATGTTTTCATTGGTAGCAATGTTGCTGAATCTGGTGAATACTATACAAATACTGTTGCTATAGGTTATCAAGCTGCTGCATACAATGCATCTGGTACATCCGAAAATTCTGGTAATGTTTGGATAGGTTATCAATGTGGTAAGTATTTACTGAACGAAAATCAAAATAGTGTTGTTATTGGTGAAAAAGCAGCTACTACTGGATATGGTGTTAAAGATTCTGTTATTATAGGTAAAGATGCTATTGGCTTTGCAAATAATGTTTCTGGCATAATTGTTATTGGCTATAAAGCTGGCGGCAAACCTAACAATAGCGGCAAGCAAAATATATTTATAGGAAATCAAACAGCTTCAGGTCATCAAACTGGTGAATTTAATACTTATGTTGGACATGGTATTGCATCAGGTATGTTTGTTGGTAATAATCACAAGAATACTATACTGGGTTATGGAGCTGTTCCATTTTTAAATACGGCAACAGGCAATGTAATTATTGGTTATCAAGCATGCCTAACTAGTCGTCCTACCACTGGTTGTGTATATATTGGTGCTGACATTGCTCCTCTTAGTTATACTGGAATTGGTAATACTGTAGTAGGTCACCTAGCAGCTGCTGTGTTAGATGATGGAGCACATAATACAATTCTTGGAAAAGAAGCCGGTGGAGTAGCAACAGGTAATAATAATACAGTAATAGGATACCAAGCAGCGGCATCGACAACTAGTGTTAGTAATCAAATTACATTAGGTAATTCATCTATTACATCATTAAGATGTAATGTGACAAGCATTTCTTCTCTTTCTGATGAAAGAGATAAAACAAATATTACAGATCTTGAGCATGGTGTTAATTTTATTAAACGATTAAGACCTGTTAAGTTTGACTGGGCGCGTAGAGATGGTAGCTTTGAAGGCAAAAAAGATTATGGTTTTATTGCTCAAGAGTTACAAA